CGGAGGTATACCTACCTAATTTGATGCCCGAAGCTCACGAAGCGACGGACGACCTTCCAGAGTCTCCCTGTAGGAGACGCGAAGACCGAGACATCAATATCTTTCTATGTTAGGCAACCACTCACATCAGCTTACCCACGTTGATAGCGTAGGGAATCAGCAAGTGATTTCTAGTTAGCCCCAAAAGACGAAATGAAAATTCTCGTTTACGGTCAACTGACTTAAGATAGCCCCCATAGTAATTATTACTATGTCAAAGGCATGATACGTGCAGAGTTCAACTAAGCGCCAAACCGTCCAGACTTACATCTGAAACGTTGAAGGACCAACTCAGTATTATCTACTAGTCCGTACCACTGGTAATTAAGAGATCATTAACCACGCGTCTCCCTAAATGAAGGGAAGACTGGTCTACACCAGGATCTGTCGAGTCCAACTCGGAACAGGTTTCTCCCACTCACAAAGCATGAGCAGGAGGGGATTCTTCAAAGACTTTTTGAAGAATTTATTGGAAAAAGCGATGTGTTTCGATGGCAATGAACGGCTACCACTCAGATGTCCAAGATGTAGTGCTAGAACCCCCAGGGAATTTCTAACACTTCTCTCGTACACCAGAGAATTTTGCGATAGTCCGCCAAATTGCTGACATAGAATAGATTTCAATTCGGAATGGTAATGCCAATAAGACTTCTTAGACTGTTCGAAAGACCAGAATTTGGAATCCAACTCAGCAACGTCCTTAAAGAACGAGCTAATTGGATAGTTTCCATCTTCGATACTATCGACAGCAAATGGAGAAGCTTTCTCTGACTTGCCCTTCTTCCTTCCAGTCACAATTCCCATGTTCAGATAAGGAACTCTATCAACCCGTCTCAAAAAGGGACGAAAGGGATCTGTAAAATCAAACTTTGTTCTAAAAAGAACAGAGTTGATCTGGCAGATATCCGATTGAAAGAGATTCTTACCCATACTAGGAAAGAGTCCGACTTTAGGAACGAAAGACCTCCAAACCTCATACTCATCAGGAAAACACTTGAAGAGAATATCGTCCCCATTGATCCAATGGGGAGGAACTTTTTTCTTCAAGAGTTTCTCAAAGACAAAGGAGAACGAGGCCTCATTTGCGATACAAAGAATTGGAAAACTAAGAACGTTTCCCATCAACTGACCGTTAGTCTGTTGAACAATTCCTTGATCCGTACACTTGTAATGAACATAGTGTTGAGTCCAAGTTCCCTCCTCGCGGGCCAAAGGGTCCCGACGATAGTCTATGAGAGACGAGCTGAAACCAGCCATAGTTTCCTTTACAAAAGGAAGAGAGGGGTTCTGAAGAAGGAAGGCAAGTATCCGATCGGAGACCCAGCGCGCTAAGTTATCTGTAGTCGCGTCGAAGTCTCCACTTACCCATCCCATCCCCAACTCGAATCCCCGTGAAATCTGCCAGATATCAACGTCTTCAACTGGCCGTCCTATGAGCTCAAAGGTTTTTCTGGTCTTAAGATCTGACCATAAAACTCCCTGAATCCGAGTTAACTCGGCATAGGACCCAGAAGAAGGCTTAGTGATTATTCTGCCTTTCAACGGTTCGAGAACCACCGCTGGAGCGACGGTCCGTCTAATATCTTCATTTAGTCCTTTCCTATACTGAATCAAAACATCATGAAGTTCTGAGTCAGTAGGACCATTTGAGTATACCGGACGGAAAGTGTTTCCTCTGGACGAAACGAACATCTTGAGCTGGTCAGGAGAGGAGAGAGACAGAGGTCTTTTATAAAGATACTCTTGTTTCATCTCCATCATCTGCCAACCTAGGCTCGAATTCGCCAGAGACACCGCCTTCTCAACATCCTCATCCGAGATGTTGTAGAGAAAGTCCGCCAATCCAACTTGCCCTCGGTCAGATCGAGACCATTCCCAGACCGCTTTATCTGAAAGAAGACGTCTTCCCGTTCGACACTCTTGAACGGAATTAGAACATTTCTCACTTAATCGAGAGAATCTTTTCTTCAGAAAGGAATCTAGGTAGTCACTAAACTCTTCATGAACTGGAATGTCTTTGGATAGACACTTTCCATGCTTGAGTAAAGAAGCATCAACCTTGTCTGGTCGAATTGGGGGCATACCCTTTTTCAATCCTTGAAAAAGAGAGTACACCTTCGACAAGACCGAAAGCTTTAACTTCGATCGACCACTCACCACCCACCGCTTGATCCGATAAGCGATCCTCCGAGGAAAGAAATAGGGACCCATGTGTCCCTGCCAGATTGGAAGTTCAGTCTGAGTATATAGGTTAAAGTCACAATTAACAGCGAGTTTAAACTCACTTAGTGACTCCCCCATCAAGCCCAGATAGAACAATCTGCGGTACATGGATTTCTTATCCTTTTCGGTCCAAGGGAAGCCGAGGCAATCAAAACAAGTTATAAGCTTGTCCATAATATCCTCGATCTCCCCCTCCAGCAATTCTCTAATGCTGGCCTTATCAGCCTCCACCCAACCGGAACGACCGTAGCCGTCCCAGTACCCTACCAGGTCCAATGCTCGAAATACAGGAATATGTTGTCGCGGCACGCCTTCACAGGCAATTGCGTCGACAATCACATTCAGAGAATTCTGTATCTCAAGTGACCCGCCCAGACCCTCCTCGTGACTGATCAGTCTGTTCAACTGTTCAATGATTAGTGTGGAATTGATTTCTACCATTTATGATCGAATAGCAGCAGTGTCAC